ACTTTCTGCGAGCACCAGTTTCCAAAGCATGAATGACCAGTTCGCGAGTTCTGGCCTGAGTTTAGTAGTACCAACTGGAGTATCTCAAATAAGTTCTATAACAATGGGTGTTAGCACCGTCGGAACTGGTGCAGATCTGTGCTCAGGATTTAAAATGACCGGTACAGCGCTCCAAGAGGGTGATGCGACCTTTATGGGTCCAGCAATAGCACAAGCTGCAAGTGGTGGAACCGGAGTAGCTAACTGTGTTGTACAGGAAAAGACCGCCCTGGGTGTAACATCTGGAAACACTTTGGATATTCAAGTAGCTGTAACAACTGCAGCCACAATCGACGCAAGCTGTACGATTCAATTCGAGTAAAATGCCCGAGGGTGTTGGTTATTCTGGAGCTAATGCACCAGTCAGTATAGGAAATGAGTTTAATTATGTTCAGAAGTTCGCTTATGCTTATTCAGGGGCAGTTGGTGTCGTTGGTTCCGAAACGACAGTTTTAGAAGCAACTAACGGAAATAAACTTCTTGAGGCTAAATTACAACTGTGTTATGTTCAGGTTGATTCTAGTGACTCGATGGAATGGCAGATATACCTGGATGGTGTATTGATGGCAGGGGCTAAAGACGCAGGCCCTCATGTCTATACTGAATTTAACAATCCCCTGTTATTGATTATTCCCCCTTATACAACTATCAAAATAACTGCCAAGAACGTAAGCTCTGGAACTTCTCGTAATATGGGCTGCTTAATCACAGGGGTTCAATATTGACACTTTCGACGGGGCCCACTCTGAACTTCTATAAAGATCGTATGTTTGCCTGGAGTGGTTCAGAAGACCTAACCGCAGGAGCCACAACCCTGTTGGACTTTATCTCACCAAATCGGTTCTATAGCGTTGTCACTAACGTCTCTTTCGATTATAGCGGATGTTCTGCAGGTGATGCGTTATCCTGGACACTACAAGGCAATGAAGAGAAGTTGCATGTGAGCAAGTTCCTAATCATAGATGCAGGAGTGGGGCCCCAATTCCCTAATCTATACTATACGATCCCACCCAATACAGGTATCAAAGTCCTGGCACAAGGTCCCACTGGGTCCATGACGGTTGTCCTGGAAGGGAAGCAGGTGAGCTAATGCCCACTGAAAGAGAACGAGAGTATTACCGCATGGGCTTTGCTGACGGTATGAAGCAAGGTGGCGGACGGGCTGAGGTAGAAGTATTAGGATATGGCGGTATTAAGAAAGTTGCCAAGCGTAAACTATCAGCCTGGAACAAATACGTTAAGGCTAATAGTAACAAACCACGCTTTCGTTACGCAAGATCCAATAAGATCAACCTAAAGAAAATGGCAATAGCGTTTAGAAAAACTCCTGCAGGGCGAAAGAGGAAAAAACGATGATCAGCAAATCAATTATTAAGAACAAATCGTGCTTGGGGAATGGTTAAGAGATCATGGCTTATGAAGCAGTACCAATAGACGTAGAGATAGAGAAATTGACAGCTGCAGAGCGTGACGCTTTATCCAGATATAAGATACACGAAAATATCAATACATTTTTAGGAAATGAAAATACTCCTGTTGTAATTGGTGGTTTTATTGCTGGTTTTCTTGGTGTTAAATTGGCAGAAGATATTATTACAGATTTAGAAAATAGACTTGGTAAATTAAGCGATGATACAAAGCAAGGAATAAAGGATATCGTAAATGTAAAGCTTCCAACGTTTGGAGCGCCTGCTCCAGTTGCGCCCAAACTTAGTGACCTTATCACCTATATCAAAAAGGAGATAGGATGAACTTAGGCGCATTGATTGCATTATTGAAATTGGTTCAGGATACGGGAGTGATAGGAAAGGTTCAACCTGTACAATATACCATAACTCAGCCTGTTGTATTGGGTGAGATTTCACGTGAGGAAATAGCACTAGCCTATATTGAATCTGGCACAGGTATTGCAGAGCCTGTGGATGTTAGAATAAAAACTGGCCGTTTCTAAATGGTTATTTCAGCCTTAGAACTTTTGGGTTATTTAATCGCCTGGTCTTTATTTTATTTTGTATTTGCTTCGTACGTGGCCCGATTGTCAAAAGACGCCTGGGTTGAATGGGCGAAATCTTCTGAAAGTGATGAGGAGCTGTTAATTATCCTGGAACCGATCATAGATGAGATTGAAGGACGTACTCATGATATGCTTGAAACTTTCCAATCTTCTTTTTTTGGTTCCCTGGGTGCAGCATCTAAGAAAATGGACGAGGCCACAGGCCAAAGTACAATCAAAGCCATAACCAAAGACAACCCCATTATGGGGCTAGTCGCAGAGATGTTAATGAAAAGAAGCGGCCTGGAAGGCCTCCTAAAGACCCAGAATAGCGATGAAATAGGGGTAAAACAGCCCCAGAACAGGGCTAAACTAGGGTTAAAGTAGTATTTTTTTAATATTATATATATAATATAGGTATGTAGACTTCTAGATATTATATTATAATATAGTGTTTATGACTCATTCTAAATACAAGTATAATATTATATAACGGTTTCTGACTGTAGGTGTATGGGTGAGATAAATGATTTGTGAGAAATGTAAACCTCCAAGACGGTTAAACCCGTCTACGTATGACAAAACTTGTTTTTGTGACGACTATCCAAAAGAAGAACATGGATGGTGCTATTGTTGTTCAACGGGTCAGGTGGTAAGATGATTTGTGAAAAGTGCAATAAGAAGCTACGGCATGTGAAGGATGTTGTAGGAGATCCTTTCATGTATTGTACAGAGTGTCGCGGTGTGTATATCGACAACGGGTATTAATGGGTAGGAAGAGACGCGGAGTTATGGCCGTATCTATCAGTATGGACAAGAAACTCTCTGCTTTGATAGATAGATACCTGGAGAAGAACCCTGGCACAAGATCGCATCTTGTAAACATGGCCCTGAACGCTTACCAGCCTTTAACGGTCTTTGATGTTCATCGAGATTATTGGAGATGTGACCAGCGTGACTGTCGAACTTTAAACCCTCCTGGTATGGAAACGTGCTCAGAATGTGGGTATAAGGGCCAGTGGGTATGGGATAAAGAAATGAATGAACGCTTAAAGCAATCAGTCGAACAGGGTTAAATAGACATTTACAGTCGAAAGGTTATGGTCCGTAGACGTAAAGCCCCAAGGAGAAGAGCTCCTAGGCAATTTGGAATTAACGTAATTGAAACTGGAGCTGCTTTAGCTCTTTTAGAACAAACCGGTGCAGGTTCTGCAATGAAATCATTTATCGCAGGAGATCTTAATGTAGGATTAACAACTTTATCTAAGTCTGCAAAAGCAAATAAGCAAGCAATCACCAAGACTCTTATCGGTGCATTCTTGGCAAAAGCTGCAGTCAAATCATTTTCAAGGGGTTCACCCGTACTAGCTTCTCTGGGGCCTATCAAGGTCAGAGCAATGACGCCAAGTATGGACCCTTTCGGAGCATAATCACATGAGCATTGTCGTCACGAGAACTTCGGCCGCACTTTCTGCGAGCACCAGTTTCCAAAGCATGAATGACCAGTTCGCGAGTTCTGGCCTGAGTTTAGTAGTACCAACTGGAGTATCTCAAATAAGTTCTATAACAATGGGTGTTAGCACCGTCGGAACTGGTGCAGATCTGTGCTC